CGTCGGTAACTGCCTACGCCGTAGGGTTTGGGTCTGTCTCGTCGATCGCCTCAATCGTCATGTTCGGGTTTGCTTTAACCCAGTCGCGATATGTTGCAGGCATTTTTTCGCCGCTAAGTTTCAACAAATTGTAGGCCCAGCAAACTAGATCGGTATAGCCGATGCCTTTGCCGTCGCTAATTTTGCGACCCTCAGTTTTTTCCCACTCGCATATAACAAACATATTTGTTGTTAATTCGAGTGGCGTTGTGCCGTCTTGTAGATCGACTTTTAATTTTAATCTCATTGCCTGTTCCTGTTCTCGGCCAGTATTGGCACGTTAGATCATGTTACGTCAACTGTGTACGAGCCGCCTACAAGTTCGATGTCGTATGTCGCCAACTCGCCAAGGTTTGCGTTCATTACTGGCAACGCGCTCAAAAACGTGTTGGTCAACTCAAAGCCGGGGTTTGTTGCTGAGTTTGCGCCCGATGCTGGGGTTACTTTGATATAACATTTTGTGCCAACAAGTGCTGACAATGTTGCGTAACTTTCAGCCGATGCGTACGACGCGTACAAAGTCAATGTTGCGCTGTTTGATTGCAGGCCTGCTGTGTTGGTGCGGGCAGTCGAGCCAAACGCGGTGTCCTCAAGTGCTTCGACAACATAGTTGACGGTGACTGCCGATACTTGGTCGGTAATGTCGGTTGTCGCTGCGCTTGACGCCCCTATGAGAACGACCGGGTTGCTGAGGTAAGTGGAAGTGGCCATTTGTTAATCCTTTACTGTTGTATCTATAGTTTTACCATAACGGCTGTGTGTTTGTGTGCATTACGCGGTTTGTGCTTGTACGCCAACCGCTAGGTCGTAGCACGGATACTCCTGCCCGCCTATGTCGAGTGTGCCGGGTCTGCCTGACATGACGATTATTGCCGACCCTAAAACCGTTGCGGTGATTTGCAGTATTTCGCGTAACACGGGTAGCCCTGCTGGGCCACTACCGACAATTTTAATCGGGTAGTCCATGCGTACGATGTTGCCGTTGCCAGCGATCGTCGTAAAACTTGGCGCTTGAATAAACACACAATTTGGCACAAGTTTTGTCGGGTCGGTTACGACACGCAACGACGTGATCGCGGTAAGCGTCGTAGCGAGATCGTCTAGCGTCTCGTTGAATAAATCGGTGTATGGTGCGGGCATCAGGCAACCGCAGGTCGGTCAATACCTAACAACTGTTTAACGATCGGTGTCAACGATTGTTGCGGTGCTGTACCCATGCCGTCAAACGACGCAAACACGTTCTCGAGCGAGCCACGCGAACGCCACAACGCCGCCGCATACATCAAACAGCCGAGCGTTACGTCACCACTAGGCGACGTGCTTAATGAATCGTTGTAGCCTGCCTCGGCTCGTCGGCGACTACAAAATTGGTTCGAAGCCGATACGGCCTGCGTAATTAGCGTGTAATCATCTGACGGGTTGGTGATCGACACACCCAAATAGGTGACTAAATTGGCGGCCGTAATCCACGTGCAAGTCGGCGTGAACGCAACCGTGCCGGTGTAGATCGCAACGAACTCAACTGCGTTGCCTGTGCAGGCGTAAAGCAGTTGATTAGCGATCGGTTGTGTTTCGTCAAATGTCCATTCGCCCGTAACGCTGTCTATGCCCGTGTATTTGTATTGTGGGCAGTTCAGTACCGTGAACGTGCCGTCAAACGGTGCGCTTAAACTGCCGACAACTATGCTGTCGCCAACCTGTATGTCGGTTGGCTCAAGCGTAGATATGCAAGCGTAGTTGTTTAGTAACTGTTTTGACGCTGTTAGATATGTTGCCATAAGCGGTTTTGCCGCCTACGACTAAGCCAGCGCTAGTTTTTGCAAGAACGCTGATTTTGCAACGAACGTAGCGAAGTAGCCGTAGTAACTAAACGTGCGGCTGAGTGTCGACGGTACTTCTACCGAAACGATACCTTTTTGCTGTTCGTAAACTTCATAACCCGGCGCGTAAGCGACGATCATTGTGTTTGACGCAAAGTTGTTGTCAACGATCAACGTCAAGCCAAGTGGATTAAGTGACGAGTACGACAAGTCTGCACCTGCTGTACCGATCGAGTTTTGGCTGATGACGTTGTTGCCGTTAATTGCTGGGAACAATGGTCGCTTCGAATTGTCCAATTGGCGGCCGAGCAATTCCCAAACGTTTGGCGACACAAACAAATGTGTCGGGAAATAGTTTGAAATGCTTGCGATGTTTACCGCGCAACCGTAAAGCGCTGTCATCAACGATGACGGGTCAGTTTGGTTGACTGTCCATGTCACACCTGAAACTGTGCCACCTGAAACCATGTTGTCGGCTGCAATGTTGTCAGTCGCAATCAAGTATTCGCCAGCCAAGTCATTCAAAACTAAATTCATGGCTGCTGGATCGGTAAAGTCCATGTCTTGATAAGTCATTGTGACTTGACCAGCAACAGTTGTTTTTGTGACTGTGTTGCTTGCGATCACCATTGTTGTTGCTGATGCTGCCGAACCTTCGGTTTGTGTTGCTGCCGAAGTGTGCGTTGTGATCGTTGGGCGGATAAATGTTTTGCTTGGTGTGTTTGGCATTGCTCGAGCGCCCAACGCTGATACGACTGGTCGCACAAAGTTGAGGTCTTGGAATAATGGCCCAAGAACTGGAACTGGCAACAAACCCGGTGTATCGGTTGTCAAAATGTCGCCTGCGGCTGCTTGCAACGCTGTTTGCTGTTTGCTTAACGCTGCTTTGTAAGCGTCGTTGACTTTGCGGAACGTGTCGCCACCAATGTGCATCGCGGCAAGGTATTCGCCTGCTGACGGCATTTTAAATTCTTGTTTTGGTTGCGCCCACAATTTTTCAACTGTTGACTGTGCTGCTTCAACTACTGGGGTTTCGATTTTGTCGCTCATGGTTGTTTCCTGTTCTGTGTCTTGTTCTGATTGTAACTCTACTTGTGGCTCAGTTTCGTGGATAGTCTCGTCGGGTGCGCTGGCTGCGACCTCGGTAATGACCGCGCCACTAAACGCGCCTTCGCTAACTAGCGACAATTCTGACCAGTTGGCGGCCTCAACGATCATCACGCCTGCCTCGTCGTAACTAAATTTTGTGGGTGTTACACCGACCGACACCGCATCTATAACGCCGTCATTTGCAAGCGTTAACGCCTCGTCGCCTAGTCGAGTGGCGCTGATTTTGGCCGTAAACATCATGCCTTGCGGGGTGTCCACACGCTCAACGACTTTGCCGACGATTTGGTTGCTGTCGTGTTGCATATAAAGTTTCGGGTCGCGCCCCGTGACTGGCAACGACCCTTGCAAAAACCGTACTTTTGTACCGTCATTGACGGTCGCTGTTTCGTCGTAGGTGACTGCTACGCCTGAGATTGAGCGCGACGGCAAGCCCTCTGCCGCCGCTGCGTCAACCGTGATCTGTGAGGGGGTTAATCGGATCATAAATTTTATAGTACTCCATTTGGTATCGGGGTTTCGGAATTGTCCTCACGGTAATCACTCATCGAGTATTCGCCCTTTAGGTAATCCTCAACGTCAAATTCGACGTATGTGCCGTTTGGCAATATGTTGTTTTGACTGAGTGTGCCAGCGATGCAATCGGCGTAAGCGCGTACGCCAAATGTCCACAAATCCATGCGCGCTTCAGCACTTGACTGATAACTGTACGAGCCGACGGACAATCCCAGTAAGTAGGGTGGGCAGTTGCACAAACGTGCCATTTCCATTGCTTGAAACTCTGCGCTTTCAATTAGCAACATTTTGTCAGGGCTAGTAAGTGTTTCTGTGTAAGTAACAAATTCGTTTAGCGCTGCCGTTTGGTTTGTTGCTCGAGCCGCATTAAACGCTGCCGCAAGATCGGCTAACTCTTGTGCGCTTAACGGCTCGCCCCCAGTCTGACGCAAAATGCCTGCCGGTATTGCTGACGATGAGTTTCTGAACCGTGCGGCCTCAAGTTGTAACGCTGTCGCAATGGCTTTTTCGCTCATATAAACAATGCCTTGTATCGGCGACAAAAATTGCACGACATCGTTTGAATCTAAACTGCCGCCTTGAAAAATAATTTCTTTTGACGGCGCAAACCACACCGGGCCTGACTGGTCAAGTGTTTGTACCATTGCGGCGGGTAGTCGAGTAAACGACGCTGGATAACCGTCGGCTGTGCGTGATGTGATGTACCAAAATGCGCGACCGTAAAAAAACAGATCGTCAAATGTCCATGACAAAATAAAACTGTTTGGCAATGCTGGGTCAATTTTGCGCAACCATGTGCGTGGCGCTAACGGCACTTTTTCCATTTCGTTGCCGTTCCAAATTTCGTTATACATTTTTAAGTTCATGCAACCAATGACTGAAGCCATAAGATCGCGACTGCGACTTACCGCCGTTACCGATACCGCACGATCACGCGCTAGTCCGTCGGTGTACGAGTAGTACTGGCCGATCATTTGTGCGCCGCCGTTGTTGACGCTGTTTGTGTAGTACCCGCCTGCGGCTGCCGCTTTAGTTGGCTCAGGCGATATCGCCGCCTTGTTTACCGATCGTGAGAATATCGCCATGCTGTAAGTATGCCACCAATTTATTTGACGGGTGTTGATAGGCGACCGCTAAGCGTCAACCGA